GAAACTGCAAGAAGACGCATACCTGCTTACTCTTAAAGAGCGGGTTGCGGACGCTATCTTGGCGGGCAGTGTCACCACATCATTTTCAAATGCCTCCCAAAGCGGAAGCCAAGAGCTAGTTATGCCGACCGACGAGCTTGCCGCTCAATTGACAGCAGTTCTAATAGAAAAAGGGCTGGCAAACGGCGCGACTAAACCAACCCGAATGACATTTGCGAGGTTTGCCCGATGAGCGCAATACTTGACCACAACGGCAGACCAATTGTAGCAGCGCCGCTACCGCGCAAACGAGCAACAATAAATTCCCACTATCGAGGCACGGAAAGCAACCGATTTCGGACTTCATTGCCATACATTGCCGCGGATATTAACCAGACGCTAAACCGCGGAACGCGCAGGCGCCTTATGGCATTTTCGCGGTGGCTATATGCAAATCATGGCATGGTGCGCGGTGCAGTCAATGACGTGGCGCGCTATGCGCTAGGCACGGGGTTAACACCTCAAAGCCAGAGCGACCAAGCGAAAGAATACGAAGACTATTTTACCGAGTGGAGCAAGGTTTGCGATGTTGCTGGGCAATTCACATTTGCGCAAATGCAACGAATGGCTTCCATTCGCATGGACGTTGACGGTGACATTGGATTTTTAATGGTTGGCCGCCAGGACGCATTCCCGCAATTGCAGCTTATCGAATCGCACAACATTGCCAGCGAAGGTTTAAAGTGGTCAGATGTTGGCCATGATGGAGTGCAGGTGTCACCAAGTGGCAAGCCGGTCGCTTACAACGTCAGGAGCGGAGATGATTACCGAAGCATCTCTGCGAACAATTTCATCCTGGTTTACGACCCTGACAGAGTTGCGCAATTGCGCGGAGTTTCTGCGCTCACCCACGCAATTGACCATATTCGCGATGCAACCGACATTTTAGAGTTTGAAAAAGTCGGCGTTAAAATGAACAGCGCTGTCGGTCTTGCCATAACTACGCAAGGCGGAATTGCCGACGATGGCAGCAGTTTAATCGAGGATGGATACAGCGCGACCGACACAGGGACCGTAGCATGGGATACCTTCCAGCCTGGCATGGTTCCAAGGCTGAAGATTGGAGAAAACATTGAATCTTTTGCGAGCAACAAACCCTCGCCAGCGTTTGCTGGCTTCTTGGAATACTTGCTTCGCGATGTGGCTTTAGGTCTTGGCGTTCCATATGAATTTATCGTGGAGCCATCGAAACAGGGAACCGCATCAAGGTTTATATTAGAAAAAGCCGCACGAAGATTCGAAGAGCGCCAAGCCCTTATCACAAGCCGTTTTTGTAACCGCGTATGGGGTTGGGTTATTGCTCGCGGAATTAAGCGCGGCGACCTGCCAGCGTCATCTGATTGGTGGCGCGTAAATTGGCAGGCGCCCAAAAAAATCACCGTTGACCTTGGGCGCGAATCCAAAGCCAACCAGGACGCTATTAAGATGGGGCTTCGCACTATGCGCGAGGACACCGGCGAACGCGGCCATGATTGGCAGGATGTGCGCAACCAGGTAGAACGCGAAGCCAGCGACCTGCTCGACCGCGCACAACGCCTTGCGGACACCTACAAAATCACGATGGACACCGCGCTCCACCTACTAAGCCAGAGGACACCGAACCCAGTTTTTAACAATGACAGCGAAACTGACGCATAAACTCAATAATGATGTTTGGGCAATCCTGCCGGATTATCATGGCGCAATTGCGCGACAATTGCAGGAACATGATTATGACGGCAACGGTTACGAATTGCCGAAACCAGAGGAGGAAAGCGGCATTGCCATCATTCACATTCACGGCGCTGTTGGCAAACTGTTGACCGATTTTGAGCGCATGTTTGGCATGACCGATTATGACGACATTGCCGAACAGGTTGCTGATGCCGATGCCAACCCGAATATCAATTCAATCTTGCTTCACATCGACTCGCCAGGCGGAACCATCACAGGTCTCCCAGAGTTGGCGGCAAAATTGCGCAACGTCAGAAAGCCTTTGGTTGCATACACCGAAGGCACAGCGGCAAGCGCGGCATACTGGATTGCAAGCCAGGCAGACAGCGTCTTGTTAAGCGAGAGCGCCGAGGTTGGAAGTGTTGGCGTCTATGTTGCGCTGCTCAACCAGACCGAATACCTGCGAAATATGGGGCTGAAAATAAACGCTGTCAGCGCTGGAGAAAACAAACTTGATTACGCTGATTTCCAGCCATTGAGCAATGAAGCGCGCGAGCGATTGCAGGCGAATGTTGACAAGTGGCACACACGCTTCAAGGAGGAAATCAACAACAAACGCAACGTACCAGAGGCGAGCATGACGGGGCAAACCTACGAAGGTTTGGAGGCCGTTGAAGCAGGACTTGCTGATGGGGTTGTGAACGACTTGGCCGATGTTATTGGCCTGATGGCAAATTTATAAACGCATGAAAACTATACTCGATTTAGTAAAAGCGAACGTTGAGTTGAACAATCTGGCCACCAAGCTGGACGAAGCAACCACCGCAAACGAAACATTGCAGAACCGTATCGAAGAGCTTGCCGCTTCTCATGCGGAGGAAACTGCCAAACTTGGCGCACAACACGCCGAAGACACAGCCAGCCTTGAAAGCAAAATCAAGGTTTTGGAAGAAGCAAATTTACTTCTTGAAGAGCAGCAAAAGAGCGCAGACGAAAAAGCCGTGGAAATTGCGGCGAGCGTTGGCGTTGATACTCCAGTTGAGGAAGCAACCGAAAACGACGAGCCTAGTCTAAGCGTTGATGCGCTATGGCAACAATACAATGCTATTGAAGGCAAACAGGAAAGGCGCGCGTTTTATCTCGAAAACATCAAAAACAAACTCTAAAAACAAATGGCAAATTCAATCAACGGAATCAACCTGGCCGCCGTGGCGGAACAGAGTCTCGATTATTTATCCACACAGTTTCATCCATTGCGCGCGTTTGCGCGTGATTTCAGTGATGAAATCTCAGGGCAAGGCGAAAGCGTCACCACGCGCGTTCCTTCGTCTATGACCGCAAGCGACCTATCAAGTGGCTACACTGCCAGCGATGTCACCAGCACTGCCAAAACAATCACCTTGAACAAATTCAAGGGATATTCAATGGCATTCACCGACATGGAAGTATCCAAGTCAGGCAATTTCGACTGGTTGTCCAGCGTCTTTTTAGGACCAGCATTGGAGGTGACACTTGACGCAGTTATGGATGACTTGCTGGCGCTTGTGCTTAACGCAAATTACAGCGCAAACGAAGTTATCACAGCCGCCAATTTTGACGCTGACGAGGTTGCCGATTTGGCCGCCGATTTGACAACTGCCAAAGTGCCAAAGTCAGAGCGCGCCTTGGTTTTGCCGCCTTCGTATTACGCCAGCGTTCAGAAGGATGCAATCGTGCAAGACGCTTCCAGCTACGGCGCCGCGAGCGCAGTGCAGGAAAATGCTGCCATGCGTGTTCATGGTTTCAACCTCTACGAATATACAGGCATTCCAACCAACAGCGAAAACCTCGCAGCCATTGCGCTGCACCCAAGTGCTTTGCTGTTGGCCGCAAGAACACCTGCCGCGCCTGCTGATGGAAGCGTAGAGGTCCAGGACATTGTTGACCCATCCACCGGGTTGCCTATCCAGCTTCGCACTTTTTACGACAACGTGGCAGGTAAACATTACCTCACCATGGGAGTGCTTTACGGTGTCGCCGTTGGTAACGGTGCCGCACTCAAGCGCATCAAGTCCGCTTAACTGAAATGAGCAACACACTGGCAGGAGTTTCACTTGAGCAGGTCAGCGAAATGACGCTGGACCTGCTTGCGGATAACTTTTGGATGTTCTCGCTATTTGCTCGCAATTTCAGCGACAGCATCAGGGAGCGCGGTGACCGCACAGTCACACGCGTTCCCTCCAGCGTTTCGGTTTTGGATTTATCGAATGGCTACACTGCCAGCGATGTATCGACCACTGAAATAGAAATTGCGCTTTCAAATTTCAAGGGCTTTTCAATGGCGTTTACGGAATACGAAATTGCCAAAGCAAAAAGCGAGACAATCCTTGAAAGAACTTTTGTACGCCCAGCAATCGACGCAACAGCGAAAGCCGTTGCAGACGACTTGCTGGCGCTGGTAACGCCTGGCAATTTCCCGACTTCACAGGTCAGGACAGCAGCAAATTTTGACAGTGACGACCTGGCAGATTCCGCTGCAACTATGACGGGCAATAAAGTGCCGCGCGGTTTGCGCAGTTGTATGCTAAACGCATCCTATACATCGTCGCTTTCCAAGGATGGAGCGATTGGGGTGGCGAGCGCATACGGGACACCTGCGCCAATTCAAGACAACATCATTTCGACGGTTCACGGTTTTGGAATTACCGAATATCAAGGCATTCCGACCACAAACAACTTGCAAGGTTTTTATGCGCACCCAAGCGCGCTTTGCATCGCTGCTCGACAAATTGCGCGCCCGAATTATGGCGGCGCCGAGGTTATTGATTCCATCGAGCCACGCACGGGGTTGCCTGTGCAATTTAGAAAATTTTTCAGCCCGCGCGAGGGCAAATATTACCTGACCTGCGGCATACTTTACGGTGTTGCCAAAGGTCTTTCCAATTCACTCATTAGAATTACAAACACATAAAATGAACAGCAAACCATCTTTTTGCGTGGGTTTTGATGCCCAGGGAAAACCCAATATCATCGCCGTCGGAGATGCCGAAACATGCAGGCAAGCATTTATCGCAGAGCGCGACAATCCGAGCGGAAAATTTAAAGGCGTTAGCGTTTACCGCAAACCACCGTATTGGAAGCGCGCCGATATAGCAATCAAGGCGAGTCCTAAAAAGGCCGCCGCCCGCAAGTAGTACTTCGCTACCATTGGCGGCGCCTGTTTTTCTTGGTTTTGCGGGCGCCGCCTTTCCACTATGGCAAACAATCGCATCATTAACCTGCGCGCGGGTTGGCTCTATGAGACAGCCGACCATCAAACGCCCACATCTTTCACCACCGTGAGCGAGGGCGCAACATTTGCCGCTGGTGAAACGGTTTTCAGAGTTACCGCTGACACGCCACAATATGATGCGCTTGCTTATACAATACAACGAACAAATGAGAGCGGAAACTACGAAGACGCTTACAACATTCGGTTGAATGTGCCAGATGGGAGCGGCACAACGCGCACGGACTGTTTCCATAGTGTTGCCCATGCAAATCCGATTGCGCACACGCAATTCCAAAGCGCCAACACAATCGACAAGGGCGCGCATCATACGCGCCTGGCATTCGAGCAGCAGGTCAATTTGGAGCGCAGCATGGGAATTATTTTTGACTACCAAGGCAACCTTTTCCGAGGCATATGGAGCGGTAACACCGAAGCGCGACAATTGGAAGAAGGCGGATTATTAGAGGCGTACGACGTGACGTTGACAAGTTCGCGGCTTCAATGGGCGAACGCTTCCATTCGCCCGATTGTGGGCGCCACAATCACCAACAGTGGCAAGCGCTACAAAATAGAAAACCTGGTAACGCTGGGCAGCGCTTACGAATTTGGGTTAATGAAAAAACAATAATGCAGCTTGAAATAAACAGCGCGAGAATTAACAGAGTGCTTGATTCATACATTAAGCACAGCGGGCGCAG